CAAGTGAGACAACCTAGGCGGCAACGTCGTGTCTGTGAACGGCTGATTGACAAATACGCCAAACGTCAAGTGCGTCAAAGATGACGGCAGCGTCACTTTGTCGAGAGACTCGTCGAAAAACCACCGTTAAACGTCAGGTGCGTCAACGTCGACGACAGCGTCACGTTGTCGTCGTCCATCAGATTAAGTGGCAGCGAACTTGAATCAGTCAAAACGTGAGCAAACGAAAGGCGTATTCCACCTCAGATTACATGCATTCACAATGGCCATATCAAAAGAGAAAAGAAAGAGGACCAAAATTTGATTGCGCTGAAAAACAAGACCTTGCACATACAAATACAATTCAACATTGAGGCAGCATGTCATCGACAGCAGTCGGCAGCAGTATGGCATCGAGAACCGATGAGTGTGAATCCAGCGACGTGCAAACAGCGATGGCAAGAGACTCAGTCGACCAGGGCAATATCGACAATCGGATCAAAACAATTGTCTCAACAGCCACTACCACCGAGGTGTCCATACAGATCACAGACCTGGCCTATCTGCTAGGCCAACTTGACGAAGTGCGCGAAAATAACCGACTTTTACAACTCGCACTCGTCGAGATCAAGTCTCGCATGTCAACGCACAACGGTGCGGTCGTGGATCAATTGATTGATCGTTACGGCGTCACCAGCCGACAGGAATATATGTAGTGTGAATAAATACCACCATCTACAATACCACAATCTACAGGCACGTGCTTCGTCCTAGAGCGCTCAATACACGCACTTTGAAGCGACGCCAGCGACGCCTTTCAAATTTCACGTGGCTGGAAACGAATACGACATTACGCTTACGGTGTCGAAGTGATCGCTGACAATCAGATCGTCGGCCATTTTCACTCGATTGATAATATTGCCGCGCGTTTTGTCTTCACTCCAGTCGCTGCGGCGGGCCATATCGGCTATGATCTGCGCGTCGTTCCACGTCAAATCTTTGCGCGGCGACTGATGCTCGTGCGACAGGTTGAGCATGTGTCCAAACTCGTGTAGCACTACACCACGGTGTGCATGATAGGCTGGATCGTCTGGCCACAACCCGGCGCATCGAAAGCATGCTGCAGGCTTTGACAGCAAATCTAGCGACAAGCGGCTAGATGCTGACGATGCTGCGCCGTCGCGAACCGCTACAGCTGCATAAAACAAAAAAATCATTCAAGTTTGTGTTTTCTCACAGCAATGGGTGCACATCACTTTGCTACGCACGCTGATCAGGGCGAAAAATAAAACGCCAAAAATGACACACAAGCCAATCCATGTCGAAAAGCACAACTTCTTGCGACCGCAGGTGGACTTTTATCAGCTGCACAGTACATCGGATCCGCTGACATTCATGGTGACAGACATGGACGACTGCAACAGTATCACGACACAGTGGGACGTTGAAAAACGGCTCGAAGAATCGGTACGACCGCATTACTGGAACTACTATGTTCGTTTGTTTGGTGTTACGGCCGACGGTCGCAGCGTCAGCGTCTACGTTTCCGGTTTCAGGCCGTTCGTTTACGTTCAAGCGCCGAAAAAGTGGCAGAGCATCGACATGGAACTGGCACTGACGCATCTTCAGCAGCACGTTGCGCCGCAACACTCAATCCGTTTTAACCGACGCGATGTTGCTTTTGTCGAAAAAACCTGGCGCACACAGCTGTACGGTTTCACCAACCACGAAAAGATAGACATGTTCAAACTGCACTTCAACAGTCTGCGTAGCCGCGAAAACTTTATCAAATTGTGCGATGCGGCTCGCACGTGGAACAACTATGCCAACTTGAAGCACGAGTTTTGGCTGTGGGACGCTTGTGTGCCGCCGTTGACACAGAGCGTCAATGTGCACGACATTATGCCGTCCTATTGGATAACGGTGGCTGCCGACAAATATTCCTATCACGACGCACCCACGTCGCGCAACAATGTGCGTCTACCGTTCCGCGATCGACGCACGCGCGCTCAAATAGATATCGATTGCGAAATCACCGCACTTAGTTGCGACAAGGAGCGGCCCGACGTGGCTCCCTTGCTTATCGAAAGTTGGGACATAGAGGTGAAGGGCCGACCAGGCATCTTCCCGCAGCCAGAGTTGGCCGAGGATGAGGTCATCCAAATCGGTTCTACTGTGCAGCGTTACGGAGACGAAATGGGTCAGTATGCGTTCCAGTGTTGTTTTTGTCTCGGCGAGACCGAAAACCCACGGCCCGACAAAGTGCGTATTTACTGGTTCGAAAGTGAAGCACAGTTGCTCGAAGCATACTACTATTATTGGACCGATTGTGTAGACGCAGACGTGCGCATAGCGTACAATCAGTACGGTTTCGACGAACCTTATCTGTACAATCGGTACATGAAACTTTTGACGCACATGATACCGCGTGCAGTGCTGAACGGCACCGCCAGGTACTATGAACAAGGCGCACTCGATTACGGTAAAGTAAGGAACAGCCGTTCGGCACTGCAATCGAACTTTAGTGGATCTCGTGCTCATGGCGGCCGCACCAAACATACAGTCAAAGCGTGCGGCAGGGTGCAAATCGATTTGTTGGCGTTTGCCAGCGAAAATTGGGGCATCAATTGGCTGCTGTCTCTCAACATGATGTCAGAAAAAGTGTTGGGCAAGGACGAGCAGAAAGAAGACGTCCACTATTCCCAAATAACGCCCATGTGGAAGGCAGGCGCCAAAACTCGCGGCAAACTGGCCGCCTACTGCGTTCGCGACACCGAACTGCCACTGATGATAGTGCAGAAAAAGTGTGTTATCATTGAACAGGTCGAAAAGTCACGTCTCACTGGAGTCACGCTTGACAAGCTGTGCAACATGAAACAGACAGTTCGCGTGGAGACACAGCTTTTTCGAGAGGCACACCGATCCAAAGAGCGCTATGCTATACCGCAGCAGCCGTTGCGTTTTGTTAAAGATCCACATCTGCTCGCACTGTTTCGCGGAGAGCACGGCAAGGAAGGCGCTCTGGTGCTGGAAGCGACTCCCAACTTCTACCCGATGCCTATTGTGACGCTGGATTTTGCAGGCCTCTATCCGTCGATAATTCGCGGCTACGGCCTGTGCTACACAACGCTGATACTGGATCCGAAGTATTTGAAAACGACCGAGTATCGCGTCGACACGGTGCGAAACAAAACCCCGGGCGCCAAACCGTACAAAATGTACTGGGCGAAGCCAAAAAACGGCGAGAAGCCGTTTCTGTATCGCGTGTTGACACGAGTGCTGGAAGCGCGCGCCGAGGCCAAAAAACGTCGAGGAGCGTTTTTGTCAGGCACGTTTGATTACTCTGTTCTGGATGCGCGCCAACTGGCTTTGAAAATAGTTGCCAACTCGATTTATGGCTACACTGTTATCAACTATGAACAATGTCAGCTGCCCTGCGCAGCGATTGGCGTCACTGTAACGCACTACGGTCGGCAGCTGATCAACCGCACACGCGACGAGGTGCACAAGCGGGTTGCAGGCTCCAGATGCATTTATGGCGACACTGACAGCGTTATGATCAAGCTGAGCGACGATGCGTCAGCTGAGGCTTTCCGGCGGTCATTTTTGATTGGCCATCAACTGGCAGCGGACATTACAGCACTTTTTCCGCCTGAAGTAGTGCTAGAGTTTGAAAAAACCTACTACCCCTACTGTCAGTGGATGCAAAAAGTATATGCCGGCATTTTGTACGAGTCGGCCGACGAAAAAGGCAAAGTGAAGTGCAAAGGCCTGGCTTCGGTCAAAAATGACACCATTGGAGTTGTTCGCGACTGGACGCAACAGATAGTAACTCGCTTCCTGCACCACGATCATGACGGAGCCAAACGCTATCTGGTAGAGCAGCTGGCCAAATTTGTCAACGAGCCGGTCGCAGCTGAGAGTGTGGCCAAAACAGTCAAAATGTCCAAAGAAATCGAAATGTATTCGCAAAGCAACGAGGTAGCGACCGTTGCAGCGGCAATGCGAGACCGTGATGCTGGCAGCGCGCCGGGAGCAGGTGACAAAGTTACATTTTTGCACTGTTTGGACACCGAGCACGGCAATAAGGCAGTCGCAGTCGACATAGACCACTACAACACCAACAAACGACGTTACCACATCAACAAAATGCACTATTTGCGGAATTTGATCGCCGAAAGCGTCGGCAAGCTGTTTGATTTGCCGACAGTGGCCCAGGATCCTTATCATTGGTTTGCACCGTTCGAACGCTCGCTCAAAGTATCGCAAAATGGCAGTGGAATCGCACAGTTCATGACGGCCGCCAAACACCAGTCGGGCATGGAGTCGTTTCCGATGAGTCTGTTCAAAAATGACGCCTATCCTCGGCAAAGCGCCTTGAAAAAAAAGAGAGTCAAAAAAGCAGAGAAAAAGCATTTCGCCGACGAGTGCCGACGTCTCGAAGTCAGCCAAGAGGCTATGCGACGCAAAAAGAACAAACGCAAGCATGGTGTGCCGATTAGTGCGTTTTTTAAAACGCGCAAGCTTGCCCACGATGGCGAATGAACTGTGCAAGCCGCCTCAAAGTGATTAGCCAGATTTATGTTAGACAATTTGCGACAGCGCTTGTCGCTAGCCGCTCGCGACAGAAAAGATTGGATCGGCAAGCGGACGCGAGCCGAACACAGCAGCATGGCAGCGTGCAGCGCCGACGTTTTGATGGTCAGTGGCTGTCAAGACAAGCAGACGTCGGCCGATGCATGGGAGGCCGGTGGCTATACGGGGGCATTGACCTATGCTTTCCTGCGTCACGTCGAACGATGCGAAACTGCATCGCCATTGTTGCAAGATGTGTCGGTCTGGCTGCGCCTCAACAGCAACGCTCAACGACCAGTGATGTCGTTTGGCAGCGAGCAGGCCGAACGCAATTTTACAGAGCGGCTTATTTTATTTTCAGCGTAGCCGCATTGTCAACAATAAATGTTTGAAAATGTTCACATTGCTTTGAAAGCACTGCTGACGGCAGAGCAGTACGATGCTTTGGAATTTGCAGAAAGCGCGAATACAGCGTGCGACAGCGACGACAGCGACAGCGCGGCGGCAGAGCAGCCGTCCACACTCTACATCAAATTGAAGCGGCCACCTTCCGCCCGGAAAAATTTGTTTATGCACGTCTGCCGAGAACAATCCGCCTACACTGCACAAATGTTTATTCTCCAGCCGACAACGGGCGAGAAAAAACCATTGACATGCGTATCAGATGTGCACTTTGGTACATTGGAATTGATGCAGCATCATATGCCGACGTTGAAAAGTTTTATTGACGAATCGCTTGTCACAATACCGCACCAGTGAACGTTACGTGAATAAAAAAAATCAAAACTCGGCATCGCATTTTAAATCCTCTTATTTTTGCCATTGATGTCACTGGCGCCGCCGACAGTCGTTACAGGTGCCAGGTGCGCCACACACATGCAACGATCCGTTTGTTTAAAAAATTGTCAAAAACAACGATTGGTCCACCGGCTATCGCATTTTCGGCCTGAAAATCGTTGTCAATTGTCACATTTGTCTTTTATAATGGGCGTTTTATTGTAAAATAGGCGCAGACAGCGCTGTGGTCGCTTTTTGTCATAGTGTTGCCGCTCTCGAATCTGTTGTAGAACGTGCAGCGCGCAGGTTCGTTGCTGTACGCTGCAGCGCTGCTCGAGGCTTGTTGCCGATCGGCTGCATCGCTGAGCAGTTGGCCAATGGTTCGCGTTTTTTGCAACGAGCCTGGCAGGTAGAGTATGCGATCGCACCAGCTAGGATTGCGATGATTGTGTTTGCCGAAAACATAGGCGCCCGTTTGGGTGGAATTGGCGCGTCGATCGT